ATCGTCGATACTCAGATCGATCGTCCCGTAACGGTTTCGCTCGCAGCAACCGTATCGACTGACCCACTCAGCAGCCCACCCAACGTACATGCCGCCGCCAGATCCGAGACGACCTTTACCGATGGTCACTCGACCGCCGCCGTAGATCGGCTCAAAGGCGATGATCGCAGGTCGGCCCTGAATCTTCTTTTCGTCGATCTGCTTCAGATACGACAACATGCAGGCTCGGTAGGTGCCACGCGAAACACAAGTGCCTGTGTCGGGAGCTGGGACCGCGTTGCGGTTTCCGTTCTGAAAATCGGCTCCGCGGCGCGGATAGTATTTCGTCATTAGTTGCGGCATCAGGACGCAGACAACGCCGCGAGCTTTGAGCCGATCCCATTCCCCCTTGATGGCCGGATTGTCCCCACAGATCGGCTGCTTACCGTGAGCGATCAGACTCACCACAGTCGCATCCGTGACCGCTGGATCAATCAACGCACCCGTTGCGTAAGCCTGTGACATCACTTACCTCGCAGTGTTTTAGAGATCTCAGCCCGATTAGAATCCGTGATGTCGATCCGCTTCGCTCGCCACGCTGCGATACGCGAATCATCCTTGATGCCGCCGCTGGATTTCAACAGATCAACGATCGACAACAAATGATCGGTATGCTGCTGCAGGACACCAAAAGACGATCGATCAACACACAGTGCCAGCGCGTTCCAGTGATCAGCCTCCGTTGGTTCCGTGACCGGAACTGGAATGGGCTCGACTTCCTCCTGATCGTCTGGCGACGGAGGATTCGGATTCACAAGACTGCTGTCCGAATTCGCCCACCACAGCAGACCGATCGCCAGCACAATCATCACGAGACCCCAAGGGCTCGATGGCTGTTCATTTGCTTGCGGCATTGGCCACCACCTTTGTGCTGACGGCAGACGCTGAGGCAGCAGTCATCAGGTCAAGGACTTTCGATTGCAGTTCAGGCTGTCCCTGCAATTTGCCAAACAGATCCGCCAGCAGCGTTGCAAGCTGCTCAGCCGTAAGAGCCTCAGATGTCGTGTCGCTCGGCAGAATTTTGAGCGACTGCAGGAGCTTTTTCGCCATGCCGGCGAGCGACGCGAAATGGCCCTTCGAGTTGGCCAAATACGCCAGTGCAATCAATGCCCCGACCTGCCAGTTCAGGTGACTCAAATCAATCTTAATTCCGGTCCCGTCCTGCGCGTCGCACCCAACCAGACAACCGCACAGCAGCCCCAAAAGCAGAAACAGTTTTTGGTAACTCATCACAAACCCCTCAGAGAAATCGCACACGTAAAATTCGCCGCTGGATCACTTCCACGGCACAGATGTCTGATGCTCGGCCGACATCGGCACGAGCTTGCCATCCACCATCACCGACCGCTCACCCACCGTGACGCCATCGGGCTTCGGTTTTTTCCGCTTCTCCGGCGGAGCTGCCGGTTTTGCCGCTGGCGGATTGCTTTCGTCTTTCATCACGAGACCCTTCAAAATTTGAGATTTGAAATTACAGATTTGAGATTACGCCGGCAGGGCAATGGCCGTGTTCACAGAGATCGTCATCGGAACGCCAGTAAACGCATCCGCATCAGCACCGGTCGCATGAACTTCCACGCGGTATTCTCGCGGCGAACCGCTCACGGACTGAACGAGAATGATCCCGTTCACGACTTCAAACCGAATGTGCTGCGTTTCGTTGTCGGCGTAACGCATATCGTTTCGTTTTTTACGAATCAGATGTACCCGGAATTTATTGCTGCTGGTCAACGCAGTCTTGTGATACGTCGGAGCCGTGGGATCAGTTGTCGTGAAACTGATCATTGGCGAGATCGTATTGTTCGCGGCAAAAGTCGTGTGCTCGAAACTCTCGTCGCTCAGATCCCATTCATTTGGGTTGAAATTCACATCAAGACCGTTGCACGCCTTCAGCTTCGTGGCCTGAACTGAGATCGGCCCCAACACGAACGCTTCCGCTGTTGACGGCGTTGCAGCAGAAATTACTGACGACCCTGTCCGAATGAGCGGAGCGTTTGTGCCATCACTCACCGGAACAATTCGGCCTTTCGCGGACGCCAGTGTGCGATTGCCGGCAGTGATGTTGCTGATGTACATGCGGGCAAGTTCCGCATTGATCACACTATGCTCGGCTGTGTCGTGCGCAACGCGACCGCTGAGGCTGCTGACTTTCTGATAGTACAGATCAACCTCAGACGCATCGCAGCCATACAAACCGCACTGAGTCAGCAATGTGGCAAGCTGATTGGTCTCAAACGGTATGCCTTCCTTCGATCCATTCGCCGCGACGAAGCGCGGGAAACTGTCACCGGCCGCGATGATCGACATCACTTCCGTGGCATTCTCCGGATCAGCAGAACCGACTTGCCGATACGCGACTGAATCGGCATCAAAGCCGCGCAGAATCTCGACCGATGAAACTGTCATGAACTTGCTCCTGCCGGGACTTTGCCCGTCGCCAAAACTTCCCGCATCGTTTGCACCAGCACGCGCTGGCCAATCTTTTGCAGCGTGTCAATTTCACTGGACAACATCGCCGTCAACTCAGTACGGATATCAGGCTGGTCACTCATCGCACTGTTTCCGAAATCCTTCCGCAGTTGACCGAGATTCTTGTAGGTCCGCCGCTTCCGCCGCTCCGGAATGTAAGACGGCATCTTCATCTCAATTCGGAACCGTCCGGGAAACGCTCGAACAATCGCCGTACTTGTTACCGAATCCATCAGCCCACCGCGATAATAGTTGTAGTTGATGCCACCATTCGAGGAGTCAATCAACTGATTGGCTGTGCGATAAAACTCTCGCCAATAGTCTTCTTTTGTTCTGAACTTCGTAAACTTTCCAGCCTTGTTCATCACACTGTCAACAGTAGCCCGCGTAATGCCAACCTTTCGCATCAGCCACTGCAGTGTTCTTGGCGCAAAAACATTCCTGTATCGCCTCGCTGCCCCCGGCCCGAAGTGAAGCGGCAAAAAATGTTCGTGCCAATAAAACGCCATTGCCGAGTTGGCTTTTTTCAACACAACTCGCCACGCGCGAATCGACACGCCCTCCGGCCGATCAGAATCTCCCTTGATCTGCTTTCCTTTGTACATCAGCTTGAGAATCACGGGGAATGCCATCACGCAACTCCCGTCGTAACTTCAAACACGCCCTGGAAAAACAGCTTTTCAATACCCGTTTCATCGTCCACGCCATCTTCATCCGCACTCTGTGGATGCGAGGTGTTGACGCTGCTGATCTGATACGGATTGTCACCGTAGGTGATCTTCTCAATCATCAATTCCGTGTCGTGAGCGTGCTCAACCAGATCATCCATCAGCCCGAAAAACTCCGTCGCAAATGCTGTGTCGGATGCCGCGAGGTCGCTTTCATCCGCCGCGAAATCCACCACGATCACACCGATTCCGCCACGACTGCGGAAGTTTGCACTGGAGTCTGAGCCCAACACATTCGTTCGCCCGCCAGCCAGGGTGACGAGCAAAATGTACGGGAAATTTTCTGCCGGATATGTCGGCCAACCAATCCTCGCTGCAGCTCCAGCAGCATCAAGGCCAGTCCACGTCTGCCATGACGTGAGGCTCGCGATGAGACTCTTGAGTGCGGTTCGGTTGGCGATTTCGTGGGACATGGAGGAGGATCGAGGATTGAGGATTTAGGATTGAGTAAATCGCAAAGAATCAGGTGATATCAGGTTGTCCCAGCGGGACGGTCAGGAGGAGGATTTGACGACTTCTTTGTTGGTAAGGCCGACTCGTTTGGATCGGCTGAATTCAGCTTTCCATTCGAGCTGGCCGGAGGACTTTACGGGCGTCTGCGTGAGTGTGTATTTTCGGGTTCCGTCGAAACTCGGGAGACTGAGCCGGTCTCCCTTTGCAAATCGATCCACAGCGTAGTGATCAGTGCCAGCATACCGGCGAACCAGAACCGTAATCGTTTCATGCTCATACTGGATCTCTCCTTCATATTCGATCAATTCCAGCCGATCGACCAGACACACTTTGAGCCATCTCGCTTCATCATTCGCTTTGTCGTAATACTCGGCATCAATACCATGTCCGACGTAGTACGAATTCAGCGACGTCACTTCTGACTCTTCGAACAGACTCAGATTTCCTTCCGACAGATCTGGCTCCGGCAACACACCAACCACAAGCGTGCCGAGGTACTCATCCGCCGGACCGAACACCGTTCCTTCCCGCACATCTGATTCGGCTGGATACTGCGGCACGGCAACAACTCAGGATTGAGGATTGAGGATTGAGGATTGAGAAGACAATTCGCGATCCGCAGTCGCGAGGACTTGCCGGAGTGTCGGCAGCGTTGGCCGTTGCGGTTGCTGCGGCGATGCAGACTGCACTGCGGCTGCAGGTGTCTGCAGCTCGGCAGTCGATTCACTGCCTCGCTGCAAAAGACGTCGGAGAAATTCCACAGGATCACCGCCTTTCGATTTGAGATTTCAGATTTGAAATTCAGGGTTCAATGGGTGTATCAACTGCGGCCGGGACTGGCGGCCCGGATGAGTCCGCGTCCGCAACAGGGGGGCTCAGATCCTGTTCGATCGGTACGTCGGAAACGACGCCGTCCGCAGCCGCAGTTGTTTCGATTGATTCAGAGACTGGCTCCGAAATTAGCGCAGGATCATCCGGCATCAGAGTTTCAACGACATCAGACAAGACGCTCCGAATCACGCCCAGCAAGCTGCCACTGCGAACCTTTGCGATCTGCTCCAGCAACTCCGCTTTTGATTTCTTCACGATTGACCCCTTGTAAAAAACGATGACTGCATGAACTAAAACTGCGGACGGGCCACCACGGGAATTCCAGACGAACCCGAGAACGCCGCCCCCATACTGACCGCCGCGCGGAGATCCGCCAACTGCCGTTCAAGCCCGGTGATATAACTTGTGTTGAGTGTCTGGCTGCGGCCCTCAGAATGCTGAGTCGCTACAGCCGCCTGACGAGCCTCAGTGATATGCTGAGCCAACTTCGTCAACCTCGCGGCCGCAGTCGTTTCCTCCTGCCAATCCGCGTATTGCCAATTCGATGTGTTGACGCCAGCCATGATTCGGATTTCAGATTCAAAGAAGCCCCGGCCTGAAGCGTCAGGCCGGGACGGTCGGTCCAACTTCGAATGGGTTGCGATTGATCACTCGACCAATCACCCCTCACTCTGGCCCTCTCCCCTTGAAAGGGGAGAGGGGACAGAGCAGGATCAAGTCTTCACGTTTGTGATCAGCATCGCACAGGCCGAATAGATCACTTTTTCCTGGACTTCCAGACGCGACCGAATCACGGTTCCGTCAATCTCAGGCTTTTCGTACTGCTCAAACGAGCAGCCAGGCCGACTTCCGTTTCCGCTCCAGTGAATCGTGCGAGCGAACTGCGGGGCCAGCGTCGTCGGTGCCGTGGACTTTCTGAACAACAGAGCGTTGTCTTCGGTCCATGACGTTGACAGAGAAAACGCCTTCGGAGCGGAGACAGTGTTCTTCACACTGTTCGCTTCGATAACCTCATCCAGACCCAACGCTGCAGCCAGACCGGTCAGACGAATCTGCCGAGCTGTTCGCTCGTTGGACCCGACGAACTTTTCCAGAATACTGGAGTTGTTCATCATCGCGTCAACGATTGATGTGTCCACAACCAACGCATTCGGCTTGAAGCCACACGCCAGACGGAACGTACGTTTGTACGTTGCAAAGTCTGCCGCCAGATCCGCCGCCTGATCGTCGAACTCGTTCGCCGATGCCGTGCCGCTCAGCGCATCCACCAACGCAATCACGCGGGCTTCATGTGCTTCCATCACGCCTGCTCGCGTGAGACCTGCGGCAACCATTTCACTGTCGATCATCGCGGCATAGATTGCCTTGTCGCGATAATCAACCGTCATTTCAAGGCCATGATCCGCCGTCTGGAATGTGTCAGTGACAAATTCCGCGTCGATCCGCTTGAAACTTCCGTCCCCGTTGCGATCAGTCTTTCTCGGCTGCAACATCTGCCCGATGTTCATTTTCCGAAACTGACCGAACGCCACTTGCGCTTCAATAATCGGCGCAATCTGAAAGCCGACGTACCCGGCGAGCATAGCATCGAGATCGATCGCATCGAACCCGAGGCCAATATCTTCGCGAGGTGATACGAGGGCTGATCCTCCGTAACTAACACCCACTGGAAATCCTCCTTAAACAAATCAAAACTGAATCCACATGGACACAGAGAAAAAACACAATCAGCTTCACGCTGAGTTGGCGCGTGTGAACGGCCGATACTCGATCGCTTCACCCGTCGCGACAGTTTCCAGCGCGACGCCCAGCACGATGCCAGCTCCAGCCGACGCGACAGCCCCGGCGGCAGCCGCCGTGACAAGATCACCTTCCGTGATCGCTCCGACCGCTACACCAATCGCGGTTCCCGGTGCATTCAGCAGCCGCAACGTCGCTTTGCCAGCGGCCTGCGTTGCTTTCACCAGGTGCCCGGCGACATTCTTTCCGATACTCGTTGCGGCTGTTGCCACAACGTAGTTTTGACCTGCTGATGACCACTGCATCAACAGGTGCTTGGCGTGTGCGCCAGCCACGTTGATCGTGATCTCAGAGGTATCCTGACGACATTCCGTCATGTTCAATGACTCCTGAAAAATCTCTCGTTTGAATTCTTGCGGCGAGTCACACGACTCACGCTCGTATCAGCCCGGCGACACTACGCCGACCTTGAAAAATCTCCGCTCAAAACGCCGATGTGCCGACGACGCCGAGCGTCTTTCTGTTCGGGAGTCATCTGCTTGATCGCGGCCAAATACTGACCGTGCATTTCTGGATTTTCCTGCACGACAATCCCGACGGCAGACTGTCGCGATGCACCGCCCTTGACGGCCTCATCAACCAGCGATTCGAACTGTTGAATCACGCCGCCGGTCAGACCTTTTCCGGTTGCACCATCGGCGACTGACTGAGTAAGTGTCGTGCTGCCAACCGGCTGCTTGCCGAGTGTCGCGTCGATTCGCTGCTGCTCAACATCCGCCTGCTGCTTTGCGGCTGCCGCTTCGTCGTTTGACTTTTTGAGCGAGTCGATTCGCTCATTCAGCAGTGCCTGAAACGACTGCAGGACTTTCACTTTCGTGTTGTCCGGCAGCTCAGCCTGCTGCAAAATGAAGTCCGAACTTGCACCCGGACACAATTGTTTGATCTCGGCAATCGAGATCACCTGAACTTCGCCGGTTTGCGCCGCCGGCTGGCCTGTGCCACCACTCACGATGTCACTCCCTTCAATTTGACCAGCCGGGATCAATTGTTCCGTGTCCTTCACGTCAACAACCACACCCGGCACAGAATTACCGACTAACAGCACAGCGCCGTCAGTCACTTCAGTTACACTCTTGATTCCGTCAATCAGCCCGAGCTGCAGCGCCTCGGCCGCTGACCAGTATCGCCCGTCGCTGACTTTCGCCTGCTGCTCCGGAGTCAGACCGCGAGCAGTCAGACTGGCGACAAATCCAGCCTGCTCGACTGCGACTCGCTCGGCCATGAACTGGCGATGCTCCGCTGTGACCGGCAGACCATCCCGGCCAAATGATTTGAATTCGCCTGTTGTCGCCGCGACGACTTCGACCCCCGCTTCGGCGTACTGCTTACTGCGATCTTCGACGAGCAACGCAGTCCCGATTGATCCAACCTGAGCGGATTTCGTGGCGAAAATCTGATCGCAGTAACAAGCGAATCGATATGCTGCTGAGCACCCATAGCCGGCAACAAACGCCACGATCGGCTTAGACATTTGCTCGGCGATATCACACGCTTCCTGGCATCCCATCGCCGAGCCACCCGGTGAATCGATCACAACAACAACCGCAGAGATCGATTGCCGCGCGTCCAGAAATCGCAAGTCATTGATCAGCGTGTCCCACGTTGGCCACCAGTACGATTCTCCGCGATAGATCGTGCCCTTGACCTGCACAACCGCCACGCCACTCAACGGCAACTGCGAAATCAGACTCAGCCGATCCAGCGAATCAGCAGGCAGATACTGCTGAGGCTGCGCTTGCTGCACGGCCTCAACCATCTGCTTTTCGAATCGCGGATCAATGGCGAACAATTCGCCCTGATGCAAAATCATGCCTTCACTCCCACTCGTGATTCTGTACCCGCAACCACCGCCGGCTCGTCCGGCTGGTCCATCAACTGCACATTGATGCCGTTCCGATTTGGAATCGGAAAGAAGTATTGCCAGTCCACTTTGCGGCCAGTCAACTGCTCGATTTCCTGCGACTTCATGATTGCCGCGAAAATCGCTTTTCCATTGCCATCAACAACACGCTTGATCAATTCTTCCGCGCTGAATCCGTAACGCTGCCGAGCGTACTGCTCCAAAGACTGCATTGAGTTCGCAAGCAGAATCAAATCGCCGGTCGCATCGTCCACCGGATGTGGATATTTCCAGCCGACTGAATTCCACTCGTGCGCGAACACTTTGGACTTCCGAGGGTCAGGGCTGTGTTCGCCGCTGATGAAGCCGGAGATCATTTTGTCTTTGCGACCCCGGCACCGGATCCAGTTTTTGTAAACCGGGCGGTGATACATCGACGCGAACCAGCGTTGATGTTTTCCGTAGGTCGCTCTGGCTTGGTCCAGCACGTTTCGGAACTGGCTGAAGTTCGCGTTTTTTGCGTCCAGTCGGAGAACAATCGACGGCAAGTCCAGGCACATCGCCATGTATTCAATGAGCAAATCATTGAGGGCCATGCTGCCACTGCCGACGCCAGGCAGTTGCTGCATCTGCAGTTCATAGCCTGGGCGTGATTCAAGCACGCGGCCCGGATGAATCGCGGCCGTTCGCATTTCAAAACCAGCGTCATCTGTCTGAGCAAACGTGTCGGGCAATGCTCGTTCCGGCAGCGCTCCGTGTTCACTCAGCCACTTGACCAGCCCTCCGTCGGTCATCTTTTCAATGATTGTGACACAGCTCGCAATCTGCATGTGCAGAATCTGAGCAAATTCAAGGTCATCACGACGATTTGCAACAACTCCGACCGGTGCCAGCGACGTGATTCCGCGACTGAGCGAGAATCGATCGGGCTGGTAGCAGTGAAACACATTTTTCCAGCCGTCCGAGTTGCGTGCATCAACTGGCTCAACGTCCTGGACTCGCACAACGCGACCGTAGCCGGTTGACTTTTTCGTCAGAAAATACTTGATGACTTTTCCGTCATCGTCCGTGAGGACTCCGCAGGCTCCACGATCGATTTTCGAAAAATTCGGAGTCTGGCAACGATGGCCTTCCAAGTGCTGAATGGTGCCTGTGTCGCCTTTCGGAACTGCGAAAATATCGCCGTCGAAAATTGTGCGGACGTAGGCAATGTCAGCGGCGGACTCGAAGGTGAATCGGCCAGCCGTGTCGAATTCGTCGGCATCGTTCGAGTATTCGTGCCACGCACCTTTCAGGTGCTCGTTGAGCACATCCGACCCAGTCAAAGGATTCGGAGTCATCTGGCCAACGTTGACGTTATCTCTCAACCGTCGCCGCGCGGAACTGATGATCGGATCGTTCCGTTCCATCATCCGCACAAATGCGATCATCCGCAGATAATCGCTCTGATTTTGAATGTGGTAATCAGCGTCGGCCCCGATCGCACCAATCAGAGAAAGTTTCTTGCCCGGCTGAGTGGCCTCGCGAGCCAGAGCATAACTCTGGGTCGCTTCGGCCTTCATATCCGAAAAAACTTCTGGAATTGATTTGTCAGCAGTCCGTCGCATGGGGCGGGAAATTGCTGTTTACAATTTTCCGATACAAGAGCGACTGAACAAGTTTTTCAAAATGTTTTTGTAAACAAATGTTTACAAGCAAATTCACGCCTTCGAAATTGCGTCACAGATTTGCTCGAAAACATATTTGAGCGAATCGGCAGAAGTTTGAACTGGCCGCCCCGACTTCAATTTCGATTTATCCGCGCGGCAACCGTGCAGCATCTTTCCCCAGGTGTCTTTGATGTGCCGCTCTGAACTTGCGATCCGCAACGCCTGAACTGGATTTGAACCGGGAAGTGTCGGCCCGTCGATCGCAATCGGTACGCGAATTGTTACCCAGAGAACATCATCAACAACTTCCGCCGCGTTCGATTTTTCGGCGGGTGGTTCTGAGGGCTGCAGAGCCTCCGCAATAGCTTCTGCAACCTTGGGCTCTTGTGATTTTCGCCACTCAATCACAGCATCAGCAAGTGCAACACCCGCTCCAGCCAGAGGAAATCCGGGCTCCTTCGACCAGCCTGCCACTGTGCCGTTGGCAACTTTCAGAATTTTGTCAAGCGTTTCAAATCTCACAGGATTTACAGCCATCAGAACTACCTTTGCGAAACCAGAAAACGTGATTCATGAAACACGTTCTGCAGCGCAGGCCGATCCGTTCGAGCCTCCATTGCCTGAGCCGACGGATTCACAGCGAACCGTCTTGGTAATGACACGACGTCCCACATCGATCCATTTTTTGTATGCAGTTCGGCCAGCGCGCGGCAGTATCGAATCTGGTCACCTGCTTCATTCGCTCCCGACCGCTGCCACTTTGCACCATCCTTGTAATCTGCCGTCCACTGTGCAAACCACGATTTATATGTTTCGTGCCCCTGAACCAAGTCCACCGGCAACGAAACAAATCCGCGATCGCCACGATTCACACGCTTAGACGTCAACGCGATTCGATACTGCTGGCTGGATTCTGTCGAGATCATCAACAGGTCACCTTCGCCAATATCGCGTTGCATTTTCAGCAGCCGTGGATCCTTGTCAGCGCGCTGATATCCCCACGAATAGAGATCCACATTGTTGCCGCGATCCGTGCGACTGTCTCCTTTCATCGCGATCGCCCGGCCGCCCATCTGACTGACCAACTCATACACTTCCGTTGAGTATTTTCCAGAGTCCATCCCGACAAGAAATTCCTTCACCGGCAGCATCAGCCCGGATCCAGCAACAGGATACTCTCGCGACAAAAATTCAAACCATTTCGACTTACCCACGATCAGGCCAAAGTCCACAATCGCTCCCTGACCACCGCGAGCCCATCCCTGCGTCATCCAATGAAAAAGCATGTCATCGCCGGAGTATCCAACATCCGCTGCAGTAACCAGAAACACGGTCCCGTCAGGGCATTCCTTCAGGGAATGCTCGCCCTTCAAATGCTCGGCCAGCTCACTCACTGCGACAGATCCAGCTTTCTGAATCCAGACCTGACCGAGCGTTTCTGTGATGAAGTTTTTCAACGCCTGCAGGTCGCCGTTTCGCTGAGCCTCACACGCTTCAACGAACTCGCGAGCAACCACGCCCCAGCCAGAAATAAGCAGACTGTAGAGCTTGCTCAACGGGCCAAAAATATACGTGTCAGAATCGATCTTTGGCTTGCCACAAATCACGCCATCCGCATCCACAAACTCACCATCAGCAACCCAGCGACACGCTCGCATCATCGCCGCCCGATTATGATTGTGAATTTCATTTTCACACCGGCAGCAGATGTATCGCGCAGTCCGCTCAGCGAGTGCCGGAGTCTGTTCGCCGACTTCGTCTCGATCCCACTTGACCCGCTCGAATTCGAGTACCTGGTACTCGCGACAGTGAGGGCAGGGCACCTGCAAATACAGCTCAACCACAGAGCCGCTCTGACGGAGTTTGTGGACACGACTTTCCGCCGCGCTGACCGGCGAGCCTTCCTCGCATATCTTCACGCCGCGAGCGTAGCCCGTTGTGCGTTTTTCAATTCGTCGCGATGCGTCCGATTCCGCATCACCAACAGACGGCATTGGGATTTTTTCGTGTTCGAACTTGAACACATATCGAGCCGGAAACCCGGACGCATCCGACATCGTCCCAGCATTCGCCAGCCGCAGACTGCAGTCCGAAAAGCGTACAACTCGCTTGTTCCGTTTGTGGTCCGGCGGCAGTTGCTTTCGCACTGGCCGCGTTGCTTCGAACATCGGATACATCTGCTCTGAAACCGTGTTCGTCAACACCATCCGATCACCAAACAACACCACCATCGGAGCCGGTGCTTCCGATGCCACCCAGCAAATGAGCGACAGCAGCGTTGAGGTTTTCATCAGTCGCGTGGCCCACTGCAAATTCATCTTGCGACACAACGGATTCAGCCATCCGCGCTCAATCACTCCGCGAACATGCGGAGCCATGTCGAAGTCGAATGCGGTCGCTTCCCAGGACTCCGGAAAACGAACATGCCAAGGCATCCACTGCAACGGATTCGCCGGCACTCGCTTCCGAAAAGCATGAGCCACAGACAGTCGCAACGCATCTTTTGTAACGCCGTAATCCTTCACGCCGCCGCCTCTTCCTCGACTCCGTCAAACACTTCCTCAGGTACTCGATCCAGCCACCGCTGATAACCCTCAGTCACCTTCAGCAACACCCGCTGCAGCAGCGACAATTTCGAGATCTCATCGACCGTCGATTCGTCCACATACACCAGCGGCAACACCTCCGGCGGCACCTGCTGCGACATTACAAACGGTACGTCATCAAGCAGCCGCCGCAGCTCGCCATTGGCCTCAGACAGCAGACTCTGCACAACCTCAACTCTCACCAGCAACCCCGCCGCCTCAGCCTCAACCCGCTCCCGCTTCTGCCGATCCAGCCGCTTGATTTGAGCCTCCTCCTCAACCTTCTGCAGTTCCGCCTCCTGCTTCCTCAGGAGGCCAGAATTATCATCAATCCGATCCTCGTGATACTGGCACTGAGCCACCGCAATCCCGACAACGTCCCACCCCTCATCATTCGACAACTCCGGCTGCCACCACGGGGAAGGCAGCCGCCGCATTTCCTGCAGACGTTGCGGCGAAATACCCAAAAACGCCGCCGCATCACCCTGAGTCTTCACCCGCCGCCGATCTCGCGTGCTCACCCCTGGACTACGAGTTTCCATTACCACTGATATCACTACCCCAGGAAGAAAGAGCCCACCAAAAACCACCCCCAGCGCCGAATCCCGCGCTAAACGTAAAC